GCAGACCATCTCTTTGCCGTCCACGAACCGCTTCTCTGCGAACTCGTTCAGGTTAAAGAAAACATTCTGCACATCCTGTGCCACCCGGTCTTTGAACGTCGGCAGCGGTTCCGGGGTGCTTGGTGTGCCGTAGTTTTCATCTACGTCCAACATAGCCTTAGCACACCTCGGCAACCAGCCAGCTATCCACCTTGTCGGGGATGGTCAGCGGGCGGGTCTGCAGCTCAAGGATCATGCGGTCAGGGCCATGCTTCACATAGGTGCGCAGCAGACGGTTGGTCTGAGCGGTGACGGTACGCTTGGTGTCGTCGATGTAGGAAGTCAGACCGTAAGCACGCATGAAGTTGGGGTTAGAGGGCAGCAGTGCAACCTTGTTGTCGTCCACCAGATGCTTGGTGACAGGCTTAGACGGATCGGTCCAGTCGTCCAGATAAACCTCGCCGTAGGTGTAGATGTCCAGACTGGGCTTGCTCAGGTGGCCGATGTAGCGTGCGCCATTGGGCAGGTCCTTGGGGTTGATGATACCCAGCTCAATGCGGCGGTTGTCCAGCATATTCTGTACGTTGGTATCCGCAAGGAAGTTGCGCAGGGCAGTCTTGCCCATGATAACGTGATCCACGTTGGCGAAGCCGTTTTCCAGCACCTGATCCACCCAGTCTTCCAGATCATCCAGAGGCTTGGCGGCAGATGCGCCCCACTTCTTCGTGCCGTCCAACTTCACCTTGTTGGTGAAGCCGAAGTCGATGACCTTGTTCACGCCGGGGCCGACAACAGGAATCTGGCCGTCCATGATGGTGCGCACAGCCATCCACTCCTCACGACGGGTAGCAGCATCGTTCAGACGCTGGTAATCCTCGATCAGCTGCTTAGCCGCACGCTCTTCGGGGGTCATGCCGGAATACAGGTCCTCACCGGGCATACGCTCCAAAGCGTCGTTTGCGGTGGTGATCGTCAGAGGGTTAATCAGGGGAGGAGTAAAGCTCTCGGTCTGGTAGCCCTCATTCTTGAGCACCTGTCCGCCGACCAGAGGATGCACGAAGGAAGCCATGCGGCGGTCGCCCTTCACCACGTCAATGTCCACGCTCTTGGTGGCAAAGGTCTTGACGTTGGTGAAGTAGTTGTCCAGAAAGAAAGTGCGCACCGGGGGAGTGGTGCGCACGACCTCGGCCAGATACCGAGGCTCGTAGATGCTGATTTCGTTAGCCATAGTTGTTACCTCCTACTCACTTCAGGAAAATGCCCAGATTGCGCAGAGCAACTTCAACGTCTGCTGCGCTCACATTCTTGGGCAGCACCAGCCCATCGGCAAAAAATTCGCCGGTCAGGTAAACGGGAACTTCTTCCTCTTCTGCTGCGCTGTCCGCAGTAATGCCATACAGCCCGGTAAGCACTGCCTCGCCCGGATTGGACGGGGATGCGATGGGCTTCACTTTACCATCGGCCAGCAGCACCGGGGCGTGTGCCTCAACTGCTGCGCTGGCCTTTTTGGTGGCCTTGGCGATGCCGATGTCCGTTCCGGCAATGAAATACTCCGGGGCGGTGGAATAGGTCTTCTTTTCCAGATCCATGCTCATAGCCTTGTCCTCCTTACTTCACACCGTTCATCTTGTGGATTGCGTTCATCAGGGTCTTTTTCTGTGCATCCTCCGGCTCCGGGTCCGCAGGAGGCGGATTCTGGATGTCGTTTGCGCCGGAGTTCTGGGCGGACTTCTTCGCCTTGTCCAGATACTCCTTGCCCTGAGCGTTCTGCTTTGCCTTCATGTTGGCGATCATCGCCTTGGCAAATGCCGCAGAATCCACAGGCTTCACGAACTTTGCCTCGTTCGCCTCGTCCTCAGCACCGGGCAGGGTGCTGTCCTCGATCTCCTTGATGCGGGTACGCTCGGCAGTGGCAGCGTCATTCTCGATCTGCTCCACCATATCGGGGTACGCCTTGCGGAGATCATCAACGGTCTTGATTTCCATGTCTTTTACCTCCCCATGGTCGTTGTGTCCCGGCAGTTCCGCCGGGGTTTTATTTTCAGGCCGGGCAGCAGGCTTTTTTGCCTTGGCCCGGTTTCTGACAAATTCGGGGGCCTCGTTGAAAGGCAGGTGGGTGCCGACGCTGTTGACGAACAGGATACCGTTGCGGTTCTCCACCACAGCGTCTTCCTCTGCGTCGTCCACCTCATCCACAAAGCCGTTTTCCTTGGCTTCGTCTGCCGTCCACCAGTTCGTTTCATCCATCCACTCTGCACATTCATCTGCATCGTGGCCGGTCTTCTTGGCGTACAGCGAGACAATGCTCTCTCTGGTAGCGTCCAGAGCTTTCAGGTAGTCCCGCATCTCAGCCGCCGTCAGATACCCGCAGATTCCCATGCTTACCGGGTGGATCATGTAGGTGCTGTCCGCTGCTGCCACCACCTTGTCGGCGTGACAGGCGACGATGGTAGCGGCACTGGCGCACAGGCCGTCGATGTGGACGGTCACGGTAGCGGCATTGCGTTCCAGCTGATTGCCAATGGCCTGAGCCGCAAACACGTCACCGCCGCCGGAGTTGATGTACACGGTGATCTCGGTCACATCACCCAAAGCGGCGAGATCATCCGCAATCTGCTTCGGGGTAACTTCATCACCCCACCAGCTCGTTTCGGAAATATCGCCGTAAAGAAAAAGCTCCGCTTTCTGGCTATCGGCCAGATTGCAGAACTTCCAGAACTTGTTATTTGTCGTCTTCGGGGTCGTCTTGGAATTTGGATTGCCCATCGCACCCTACCTCCTTTATCTTCTCCATCTCAGATTTGCGCTGACGCATATTGGCTCTCCAGCTTCCGCCGGTCATCTGAGCGGTTTCCTGCTCGGCAGTGCTGATGCCCTTTTCCATGCGCAGGATCGCCGCCTCGATTTCTTTCTTTGCATCCAGATTGGTTCTGGCCGGGCCGTTCCATGTGCAGCCCATGTAGGCTTTCGCCACCGCCGGATCATCAAAGAACCCCGGGGCATTGATACGCCCACGGGCTACCGCCTCGGCAAACCACTTTTCGTAGGTCGGCTGGCAGAAATCATCTGCAAAGCTATCCCTCAGCGTTCCGCAGGTGCGCCAGAACTCGTTCAGTGCGCCGCGGCTTGCTGAGTAATTGGAACTGAATTTTTTGTATAGTACTTCACTGGGCACCTCAATGCTCGTCGCAATCTGGTTCGACATTGCCGACATAAAGCCGTCGTAGGTTGTGGTCGGGTGCTTCGGGTCGATCAGGTTTGCTTTTTCACCCGGGGCAAGATCAAACACCGCCGCCGGGCTGAGGTTGATTGCCAGTTCATCGGCAGGAGTATTCGGGTCCTCTGCTTTATCGGGCGGGTCTTCTCCGAAAGGTGCCATATCGCTTTGTCCATCTCTCTGGATGAAAAGGGTGGCGCAGGACGAAACGATTGCAGCGGAAAGCTCGGCGTCCGTGTATCTTCCCATCTGCTTCAACGTGGGCAGTGCCGGGGCCAGCAGGGGGACACCTCGCCGCTGTCCGGCACGTTCTCTCTGTGTAACGCACAGAATGTTCGGTTCCCCGGTCTCCGGGTCATGCGCTTCCACTCTGGTCCACTGCAGCGGCACCGGGTTTTCGTATTCCAGCGGGTGCCGGTTGGCTACCCAGTAGGCGACGATTTCTCCCGCCTCGTTAGTCTCTACACCCTGCACGATCTGGAACACGCTCTTGCCGTTCACCTTGCCGGGTGCCAGACGATCCATGCGGTCAGGACTGCATACCTGATCTGCTTCGATCAAGCGCAGTTGCAGCGCATACGGCCAGTGTGGACGTTCCCGGAACTGAACTGCGGCGAACACATCTCCGTTCATCAGGAAGCTGGTAAACGCCAATGTCTGCAAACGCCAGAA